GACTTTGCTTTAACAGAATCTAAAAAATCCGATGGTGGTTGGAGAAACTTTCCTGTTGAATTGGGCAGAGCAATACTAAGAAAGGCACAAGAGAAATGAACTTAGAACAGCTTAACGATGACAGAGTAGAAAAAGCCTTAATTTACCTATCCAGCACCGATGAAGAACACGCAGCTTTAGGATCGGAAGTTAAAAGGCTTGAGGAAGCCATTAAACAAGCTAAAGCGCATTCTTTTCTAGTGGCTGAAGGCACAGTAGCCGAAAGAGATGCAAAAGCCTTAGCGAGCCTTAAATACGCCAATGCAGTCGAGTTATGGACTGAGGCATACAAAGAGTTCAAGATTTTGGACAACAAACGCAGTACCGAGATCCGTATTACGGAATTATGGCAAACATTATCGAGCAATCGAAGGAAAGGAACGATATGAACGTAGTAACTTTAATTGAAGAGCTTCATCACGCTAGATCAGATACAGCTCTGTATTTGTGCGATCAAGCAGCAGCAACTATTGCAGAGCAGCAAAAAGAGATTGAGCATTACAAAACCGAATCTCGTTATTGGTTCGAAAAATGGAATGCTTGTTTTACCTATGGAATTAAATATCTTGAAGCACAACTTTATGGAGGCAGCACAAAATGAGCGACTATTCTTTACCTTTTATCGTAATTCAGAGTCTGTTGAAAAAATACCAAGACAATATGCTTAAAAACAATACCAATCGAGCTTACGAGCTTGCTACTGATATTGTTGAAATGGCATTGATGCTTCAGGATTTTGCAGATGACCGTAATTAGTCTATCAGCATCAGAAATCTATGTCGCAGCTCAGGTCGGAATGATTCGACAAGTTGAGGATATAGTTGCAAAGAAAAAGTCTAATACTGGAGAGTCGCAGAATATGGCTTGGCAAAGACATATGGAAGGCGCTCTCGCAGAATGTGCAATGGCAAAGCATTTAGGCGTTTTTTGGAGCAAAGCTAGTTGGCCGTCACCTGATGTTGGTAACGTAGAAGTAAGGTCAACTCCATATTCTTTTGGTGATTTGAGAATTAAGCCAAGCGATCCTGACAACATTAAGTTTTATTTGCTTACTGGAATCAATGGAACGTATACAATCAGAGGATGGATTTATGCTTGCGAAGGCAAAAAACCTGAATACTGGAAAAGAATGGATAAAGATCGTGAAGAGCAGTTTTGGATACCTCAAGCGCATTTGCATCCATTAGGAACATAAAACAATATACGATCACCAGCAAAACATTGGCTCGATGACTAAAAATGAAAAAGAACGCTTCAGAAAAATATCAGAGATCGGATGCATTCTCTGTTACAAGCAAGACAATGCAGGAACGCCTTGCGAAATCCACCATATACGAAGAGCTGGTAAGAGAGCTACAGCTCCGACAATTGGGTTATGCCCAATACATCATCGATTCCATTTGGGAATTCACCAGCTTGGAAGGCGAGTATGGGAGAGAACTCACAATACGACAGAAGAGCAGCTCCTCGAACTCACCAATGAGTTGTTAAATGTCTAGTTGGCTAATTATCGTTACTGGTTTGATTTATGCTTATATCGGTATAGAGCAACTTGTTAAAGGTAATGTACCAATGGCAATAACCTATATGTCGTATTCGACTGCAAACGTAGGTTTGTATTTTATGGCGAAATAGTTATTACACTTTACAATAAAAGTATAATAACTTTACAATTCGTGACCATCAAACCCAAGACAAGCTCCAACGAGCATTTTGCGCCTTTTGAAAGTAGCATCGTGCAAGTTCCATTTACCTGATTTATGTCTGCTGCAATGAATTAATTCATGCGCCATCGATCTGACAACGGTATCAAAAAATCCACAACGAGCTTTAGATATGCAAAAGATATGAGGCTTTGCCATTGCTTCATCAAACTCATAAGTTGCCATTACTTGATGATCGTCTACTATTTCAAAACGACACAACTCGCTAGGTGGCAAATCCCATTTAGTAAATGGTTCGCACTTAGCTAAAGTAAGGTAAATTCCTTCAAGTATTTTTGGCGTAATTTTCATACTTTGTGAATACTTCCTCGAAATTCATATTCACCATTTTGCTCATCAGAAACCATAATGAGTTCAGGCATTAGCATTTTACCTTGATCAAACGAAAGCATTACAAAGCCTGAGCGCCAATCTTTTGGTGAATCCTCGCAATACTCAAAGGTGCTTGAATATGGATCTGCTAAACAACCAGTTTGCACTCCCCAAAACGTACCTTGATAATTTGAAATCGGACTAGAACATAAAACGTGCGTATGACCTGTGATTATGTTTGTATTGCCAGCAGCCATCAAATTGCTATAACCAGCAGTTCTTCCACCTTTAAAACGGTGCTTGATTACAGTATGCTCTCCAATCCAGTAGCTCCAGCACGTTTTCCATTCAGGGAAGTGGAATTTCAGGCTAAAACCATCAACTCCACTATATTCAGGAACTTTATTAACTAACCAAGATTCATAACGCATATCATGGTTTCCGAGAGTCCATATCAGCTCGCATCCTGCTGGTTTGTTTTTAACAATCTCATCTAGATGGTAACGACAAGCGTTAAGCTCTTGTAAAACGGTTGGTTTTTGGTCGTAATTTATCGATGGAAACCTGGATAATACTTGTCCGTCAAATGCGTCACCATTGCATACGATGACTTGAGGCTTAAATTCCTTAATCATCTTAATTAAGGCTTTAAAAGCTACGGTTGTTGTATCGGTAAAGTGAGCATCTGAAAAGACTATGACTCGTTTAACCTTGTCAACGTCAATACCACGTCTGACGTTATGAGGAGTTAGCTCAATCTTTTTGGGCTTTTTGGGATCTCGTTGAGAATTCGTTGTTGGAAGTTGAATATTATGCTTAATTTCTATAGCTGCACGTTTATTCATTACGGATCTTGGATTCATTCCGATCTCTTTTCCTACAAGAGATGGACTTCCTAATTTGCGCCAAATTTCAATAAACTTCTCATCTGTTACTGGAGATTTGAAACCCATAACATTTCCTTTATGATAAAGTTACTGAATACTAACCGTTTATTTGTTACAAATCAATGACCTATTACGCTAAACGTACCGATGCAAACCATAAGGAGATCGTAAATGCTTTTAAAGATTTGGGTTGCAGCATATTCGATACTTCTCGTATTGGTATGGGCTTTCCTGATTTGGTTATAGGCAAAAACGGTAAGACACTATTGGTCGAAATTAAGAGTTCCGAGCGTTCCAAGTTTACTAGCGCTCAAGACCTTTTTATGATGAACTGGAAAGGCTCAACAGTTTGCAGAGTTCACGACTTAGCAGGAGTTCAGACCATAGTAAAGATTCTTGACAATTCCAGCGAATAAAGGAAAATAGCTGAACTAGAACTTTTCTAGTCTTTTTGATCAAAAGGAAATTATTATGGGTAAGATGGATTCAATGATGGGAACTAAAGGCGCTAGTGGCGAAAAAGAGCCTAAAGGCGTTAACGCTTCTGATGCTTCAGGAGAGCGTAAGCTGAAGTTGGTGGGTGGCATGGGTATGGGTCGTATGGATGCTATGGGCAGCCGACCAATGAGTCATGCTGGTAATTTTGAAGGCAAACTTGGCGAAATGAATGACGGCAATATGGGTGAGCGTGAGTGCTACAGCCATAAGCGTTACGAACACGCACAAGACGGTATGTAAAAAACGAAATGCCCAGACGTGAACTGGGCATCTCTAACCAATTAGTAAACGGAGAACTAATGGCTGGAAGTAATTCTAAAGATTCATGCAGTAACTGTATATATTTCTATGATGCTGAAAGCAATATCATGGGAACTTGCAGACGTTTTCCTGAATACAAAAACCACCATAGCACCGATTGGTGTGGTGAGTTTTCTAAGGTCATTCCTCCTCCTGTCATAAAACATATGGTTCATGACTTGGAAATTGCCTCCGAACTAAGCGAAGAAGAGAAAATCAAGCGTAAACAAGTCATTCAAGAGGCTGGAACGGTCATTCCTAAGCCGAAAGGCAGACCAAGAAAGCATCCTCAATGAGTTCGGTAGCGCATATCACGATAGAAGTTGATGACAATGGTGAAGTCGAGTTCATTTGCAAGACTAATGGTGACGATTTAGCTGCCAAAATCTTGAATAACATAATGGAAATAGTTGATTACACGCAAAGACACAACAAATCTGAACCTTATTCAATTCATGGAATCCAATAATGAACCTGAAACCAATGGGCGATAAAATAGTAGTAAAGCCAATTGAAAGAGTAAAAAGTCAAATAATTCAAGTAGTTATGAACGAAGTTGACAACATGGGAACGGTAGTAGCGGTAGGAGCTGGTAAGAAATTGCCTAATGGTCGTAGAGAAGCAATGCCAGTAGAAGTTGGATCATTTGTTCGATTTGGAACAATGGCAAAGGACTCGAAAGACGAATATTTGAAATTTACTGAGTATTTCGAGGATAATGAACGCTATCTCATCATGAGTTGGCAAGACGTTTGTTTTATTCAAGATAAGGAATTAGCATGAGTAAGATCGAATTAGTTGATGGAGCATCATTATTTGAAAAGATAATGGCTCATTTTGGTTGGTATAAAACCCAAATGCATGAAATGAAGTGCGACAACTTAGAAGTGAAATACAGCTTTGGATGGAATTTACCTGAAGGAGAGAAATTAGCTGAATTTCCTGTTAAAAAACCAGCTTTAAAGAAGGCAACCACTAGGAAAGCTAAAAATGCCACTAAAAAAATCAACCACTAAAAAGGCTTTTGTTTCGAATTTGAAGGAAGAGCTGAAAGCAGGAAAACCAAAAGCTCAGGCTTTGGCAATTGCCTATTCCGAGAAACGTGAAGCAGAAAAAAAGAAAGGTAAAAAGAAATGATTAACCTAAACCACGATATTGCAGAAGTAGAAATGATCTTACAAGCTCTAGGAACTCAAGCTCATGATAAGGTAGCTATGCTTATCGCCAAGATCAGAGGACAAGCTATTCCTCAAGTCCAAGCTATTCAAGCAGCATCAGTAGTAGCTGCAACTCCAGCGCAAGACGATACACCAGTAGTATTGGGTACTCCTAAAGTTACTGCTGAACAAAACGTAGCCTGATGTCGGAAGTAGCTACGGCTCTCTCAGTTCCTAATTTAGCTCCACAAATAGGAGTAGGAGAGCTTGTAGCACCAAATCCTGTAGGTAGACCAACTCTTTATGATCCTAGCTATTGCGAGAAAGTAATAGAACTAGGAGCTAAAGGTAAGTCATTTGAGCAAATGGCATCGCAACTCCATGTTTCTTATAGAACTTTATGCAATTGGAGAGATACTCATGAGGAATTTTTTCACGCCTTAAGAGAAGCTCAAGCATTAGAGTGCGCTTGGTGGGAAGATATGGCTCAAAGCTACCTAGTTGAGTCAAAGGAAGGAGAGAAATTGAATACTGGATTATGGTCTAGATCAATGGCTGCTCGCTTTCCTAAGAAATACTCTGAAAAAATACGCCAAGAGATTACTGGAGCTGATGGCGCTCCTCTTCTCAAAGGTGTAGAAATCTCATTTATCGATGCAGATCCAGCAAGATTCATCGACTCCGATTGAAGAGATCGTATCTAAGATACGCTTTCCACGAAAGTTTGAAGGATTGTTTGATCCTCCTTCAGCTCGTTACAGAATTTATTATGGTGGAAGAGGCGGTGCAAAAAGCTGGTGTTTCGCACGAGCTTTACTAGCTAAAGGAACAAGAAAGCCTTTACGCATACTCTGCGCTCGCGAATTCATGACTTCTATGAAGGATTCGGTGCATAAGCTGCTCTCAGACCAAATCTACGAGCTTGGAATGCAGTCATTCTATGAGATCACGCAGACCAGCATTAGAGGCAAAAATGGAACGGAATTCATCTTTGTAGGTATTAAAAATAATACCAACAACGTAAAATCTATCGAAGGAATCGATATTTGTTGGGTAGAGGAAGCAAGCTCAGTTAGCTCAAATTCTTGGCAAGTTCTTATTCCTACGATCCGTAAAGAAGGCTCAGAGATTTGGGTTTCCTTCAATCCTGAGCTGCCTACTGACGAAACTTGGAAGCGCTTTGTTGTATCTCCACCTGAGAATTCGGTGGTCGTAAAGGTAGACTACAAAGACAATCCTTACTTTCCACAAGTGCTTGATTTTGAACGCAGAGCGCTTAAGGCACGAGATCCAGCAGCTTACGCTAACGTATGGGAAGGCATTCCAAGAAGTCAGGTTGACGGAGCTGTATTTGGCAAACAAGTCGAGTTTGCTGAGATTGACGGTAGGATTACCAATGTTCCTTACGATGCAACCAAGCCTGTTTTTACGGTGTGGGATCTCGGTTGGGCTGATAATACGAGCATATTTTTCTTCCAGTTCATAGGTCAGTCTATCCATATCATTCGATATTTAGAAAACAACCAGCAAACGATTAGCTGGTATTTAGCAGAAATACAGAAATTTGGTTATGTCTACGACACGCACTATTTGCCTCACGATGCAGCAGCTAAAAACTTGGGAACTGGAAGGTCTATTGAAGAGATATTCCGAGCTTCAGGAGCAAAAATACAGATTCTTGAGCGAGTTCCAGTTGTTGACTCAATCAACGCAGCTCGAACCATCTTCAATAAATGCTATTTTGATAGGCAAAAATGCGAAGATGGATTAAACTGTTTGCGACATTATCGCTATGACGTAGATCCTGAAACTGGAATGTTTAGTCAAAAGCCAGTTCACGATCAATACAGTCATGGTGCTGATGCGTTCCGAATGTTGGGTTTAATGGTCAATGAGCCTCGTAAGCCAAGACCAGTTAAGAAAAATTATGCGCCAGCAGGAAGCTGGATGGGATAAATATGGCAGATTATGATGCAATAAACGATATGGAAGATGATGGTCGTATCGAGGAAGCAAAACAGTTCCTCCGACTATGTTCCGATGTTGATTCCAATAATAGAGCTGAGGCGCTAGACGATTTACGATTTGGATTGGGATCAGATCAATGGCCTGTCGAAACGCAAAATAGTCGCAATTTAGAAGCTAGACCTTGCCTAACGATTAATAAGCTCGCTGCTTACATCAATCAAATTTGTAACCAGCAGCGCCAGCAAAGACCACGCATTAAAGTGCATGGAATGAATAATGAATCTGATGCCAAAGTAGCAGAGATTCTGACAGGAGTTTGTAGACATATCGAAACCCAATCCAATGCTGATCACGCATACGATGAGGCGTTTAAATACGCAGTAACAATGGGATTTGGTTATTTCCGAGTGGCTACAGACTACATTTCTCCTGACTCTTTTGAGCAGGAAATCTACATCAGACCTATCGAAAATCCATTTACGGTCTATTTTGATCCCAACTCGTTGCTTCCTGATGGTTCAGATGCTGAAAAAGTGCTAATTACCACTTTGATGAGCAAAAAGAACTTTAAGACCTTATATCCTGATGCAGAAGTTGATCAAGGCTTTAACGCTCGTGGAACAGGCGATACAAACAACGAATGGGTAATGAAGGAAGATATTCGAGTTGCTGAATACTTTTATACCGTTAAGAAAAAAGCAACATTAGTGCTGCTTTCTGATGGTACAAGCGTTTATTCAGATGAACTTCCTGATGAAGAAATGATGAAGTTGGCTGGCATTTTTGAAGTTAGTCGCAGAGATTCCTATAAAAAGGAAATTCATTGGTGCAAGCTCACAGGAATGCAAATCCTTGAAGAAGGCATTTGGGCTGGTAAATACATCCCAATTATTCCTGTTTATGGCGTTCAGCTAACAATCGACTCAAAACGCAAGAAATTTGGTGTAGTTCGTAATGCCAAAGATCCTCAGCGTATGTATAACTATTGGGCAACCAGCTTAACAGAGTCAGTTGCTCTTGCACCTAAAGCCAAATGGATTATGGCTGAAGGTCAAGATGAAGGTCATGAGAACGAATGGGCGCAAGCTAACATCAAGTCTATGTCTTATCTGACATATAAGCAGACAGACATTCTTGGTCAACCAGCTCCTCCTCCAACTCGTATGCAACCTGAGCCTCCTCCAACTGGAGCAATGGCAGCTTTACAAGGAATGAGCGCTGATTTGCAAGCTGTGGTCGGTATTTATGATCCTTCTGAACTTCCAAATGGAAATATCTCAGGTAAAGCGCTACAAGGTCAACAGCAACAAGTAGATATGGTCAACTTCCATTTCTATGACAACTTGACTCGTTCTATTGCTTATTGTGGTCGTATTTTGTTGGACTTAATTCCACATATTTACGATACTGAGCGTGTTTTACGCATTATTGGCGATGATGGAAAGCCTGAGTTGGTGACTTTAAATCAGCGCTCAAAAGATGAAAATGGCGTAGAAAAGATCCTAAACGACACCAGCGTTGGTCGCTATGACGTGGTTATGGATACAGGACCTGGCTATGATTCTAAACGCCAAGAGTCAGTTGAAGCTATGACACAACTGTTTGCAGCAGATCCTCAGCTCGTACAAGTTGCTGGTGATCTGTTTGTTCGTAATATGGATTTCCCAGGCGCAGACATAATTGCAGATCGTTTAGCAATTAATAATCCATTGGCGCAAATTGACGATAAATCTGAAATTCCACCAATGGTTCAGATGCAAATTGCACAAGGAAAGCAGACAATTCAGCAGCTCACGCAGCAAGTTCAACAGCTTCAATTGGCAATGAAACAACGCCAAGATATAGAGCAAGTCAAACAAGCTGAAATGACTAAACGTGAACTCATGAAACAAACAGCGTACTCTCATGATGTAGAAATGCGTGATACGACTAAACAGACAGATACTGTTGTCAAAGCTGATACTGCTAAGGAAATTGAATACATTAAAGGTCAGTTTGCTTTGTTGTTGGCGCATATTGATGCAAATGCTAGACGAGGCGCTGCAATTGAAACTGAAGAAAGAGCTATTTAATGGCTACAGTTACCAGTAAAAACAGGGAAGAATTTAACCGTCAAGAGATGGAAAAACGTGGAATGCTGTCAAAACAGCATCCACAACCTAATATTAACGACCTAAAGCGTGAATTTGATGCAGCTATTGCATACCATCGTTCTTTACCAACTAAAGAGCGTGTAGCGAACAGTAAAAACGCTGCTGAAGTTATGGCATCGCATATTGGTCGCAATAAAGAAGGCAAAGTCATCGATTTATTAAGCCAAAACCGTAAGCTCCAAAAAGCTGGTGGTAAAGGCGCAGTTGAATTACCTGATGGTAGAGGCGTAGAAACTACTGGATTATCGCTTTCTCCTGCTTATGAAGAAGGAAAGTTTAATACTTGTCCAAATTCCAAGTCATGCAAAAAAGAGTGTCTAGGCAAGACTTCAGGAGGATATTTCCAATTTGGTGGTGGTCGTGATTTAGAAGCAATGTTAGGGCCACGATTAGCTAATTTCAAAAAAACGCAAGCTCTTTTGCGTAATCCTCGCGAATTTGCCACTCGATTATATGATCAAATCCAAGTAGCAAAAACGCTTGCAGAATATGAAGGAAATCATTTAGGAGTGCGATTAAACGTGCTTTCTGACCTACATCCTAAAATGTTCCAATCGTTAATGGAAGCTCATCCTGATGTAACTTTTTACGATTACACCAAGAATAATAGCAAACCAGTTGCTCCTAATCATCATTTAACTTACAGCTCTACAGGCGTAAGCCAACCAGCAGGAGTTAATGGCGTTAAAGTTGATATAGATAACGAGCATCAAAACTGGCATTCCATGCGAAATAAGCTAGAACAAGGTCAAAACGTAGCGATGGCATTCAGTCATTCAAAAGCTATTCCTGAAACTGTTCATGACGAAGAAACTGGTAAGAAATATAAGGTAATTAGTGGCGATGAGCATGATTTCAGACCTTTAGATGAAAAAGGCGTAATTGTCGGTCTAGCTCGCAAAGCTGCAACTCATGGCGATAAAACAGCAGCTAAAAACTCTAATGGCTTTTTTGTTCACTATGATCCACAGTTCAAAATGAAAGGTGGAAAACAAGCTCGTGACGAAGAAGGCAATCCAATTGCAATGAATAAAGAAGTTCGTATTGCCAAACAAAAGCGTGGAAATATCATTCTCAACAATAACGGAGAAGTGGAGAAATAATGCCTACATCAGAAAATGGACTAGGAATGGAAGATTATTTGGAGCAATTTCCAAATCATCAGCATTTTTACCAAGACGAAAATTACAATATGCCTGAGTGGTACGATATGCCACAAAAAAAGGCTGCTCCACAACCACAAAATCAACAACAGCCTCAGCAGATAAATCCAATGGTTTCGCAGCCTCAACAAGGTATGACTTCTTTATCTAATTTATTGTAATAATATTGCGCTGTATTTTTTAGTGTAGTAAAACTATAGCTGTAAGACCTACCAATGGGTTCATTGGGTAAAAATCTTGAGGAAAACTCATGTCAGATCGTGAAGCAGGAAACGTAGTAACAAGTGAAAATTTAGTTGAATGGAACATGAATCGTCTTGGTTTAGCTACCGATGACGCTCCAGTTGAGGCTGAAGAAGCAGTTGAGGAAACTCCTGTAGAAGCAGAGCCGATTGTAGAAGCGGAAGGTGAGAGTGAACAAGATAATGAACCTGAAACGAAAGCAACAGAGGAACGGAAACAAAATCCTAAACTCGAAAAGCGGTTTTCAGAGCTAACTAAAGCAAGAAAACAAGCAGAAGAAAAAGCTGCTCAAGTTCAAGCTGAAAAAGAAGCTCTAGAAGCAAAACTTAGAGAATTTGAAGGTCGGTCAACTCAACCTAAATCCGTTGATCCGATTGGAGATGAACCTAAAGCTGAACAGTTTGACGATGCGTTTGAATATGCAAAAGCATTGGCAGAATGGTCAACCGAAAAGGCGTTGTACGAGCGTGACAAGCAAGAAGCAGATCGCAGAGCAGCAGAAGAACACGACAAGAGAGTAAAAACTTGGACTGAAAAACTAAGCAAAGCGAAAGCAGAATTGCCTGATTTTGATGATTTAGTAGGATCGGCTGATGTTCAAGTTCATAACGACATTAGAGATGCTATTTTGGAAAGCGATGTAGGGCCACAAATTCTATATGAGCTTGCATCAGATAAAGAGTACGCTGAGAAAGTAGCAGCAATGCCACTTTCCAAAGCCTTGAGAGAGATTGGGAAATTGGAAGCACGATTTGAGCGTAAAGAAGCTCCAGTTGTTGCTGCAAGTAAGCCTGTTGTTAAGCAGTCTAAAGCACCTGCACCGATTAGACCTATTAGAGGAACTGAAAGTGCAATGGAAACGCCAGTAGGCTCAGATGGTGAGTTTCATGGTAGTTACCAAGCATGGAAAGAAGCTCGTAGAGCTGGTCGGATCAGGTAATCCAATTTTTTATAAAAAGGAATTATCGTGAGTAATAATTTATTAACAATTAGCAAAATCACCAACGAGGCCCTTATGGTTCTCGAAAACGAATTGACTTTTACTTCTGAAGTTGATCGTAACTATGATGATCAGTTCGCTGTTGTCGGGGCCAAGATTGGCGCAACCGTTAACGTAAGAAAACCTGGTCGTTTCATCGGAACTACAGGCCCAGCGCTTAACGTAGAAGATTTCAACGAAACTTCTGTCCCTGTAACTCTCTCCACGCAGTTCCATGTGGATACCCAATTTACGACCCAGGACTTAGCTCTCTCGCTCGATATGTTTTCTGATCGAGTGCTGAAACCGGCCGTAGCAGCGATTGCAAATAAGATCGATAGAGATGGTATGGCTCAAGCTGCTGCTAACACAGCAAACATCGTTGGCGTTGCTGGTACACCTCCAACTGGTTTGATTACTTACCTGACTGCTGGTGCTTACCTTGATTCTGAAGGCGCTCCTCGTGATGGTCGTCGTTCATGCATCGTTGAGCCATTTACTTCTGCAACTATCGTTGACAGCTTGAAAGGTTTGTTCGTTCCACAAGAAGCAATTGGCGAACAATATCGTAAAGGCTTGATGGGTCGCGATTCTGCTGGCGTTAACTGGAAACTCGATCAAAACGTGGTTTCACAAACTTTCGGTAGCTATTCAGGCAACACTTTGTCTGCTGACACAACTGCACAAGTTGGTTACTTGACTTCAGGTTGGGCTTCTTCATCTACTATTCAGATCAAAGCATCTTCTGCTTCTACTCTGAATGCTGGTGATACATTCACAATCGCTGGCATTTATGCAGCCAACCCACAGAACCGTCAGGCTTATGGTTCAAACAAACTGCGTTCATTTGTTGTATTGTCTACAACTTCAGTAGGTACTTCTGCAACTAACATCACCGTTTCTCCAGCTATCATTTCTGCTGGTCAGTTCCAAAACGTAGTGATCGGTTCTACAAGCACAACTGCTGTTGTAACTCCATTCAACAATACTGGCGCTGTTTCTCCACAGAATATTATGATGCATCGTAATGCGTTCACTTTAGCAGTAGCTGACCTTGAGCTACCTGAAGGCGTTCATTTCGCTGGTCGTGCTTCTGACAAAGAAATTGGTTTGTCCATGCGAGTTGTAAGGCAATATACAATCAATAACGATTCCATTCCTACACGTTTGGATGTGTTGTATGGTTGGGCTAACTTGTATCCTGAGTTGGCTTGCCGTATCGCTGCTTAATAGCTAATTGGAAGGATGTAAAAGTCCTTCCTTTTTAAAAACATTTTTAAGGAATAAATCATGAGTAATCCAGGACCAGCAGTAACAAATTCAACTCATCCATCGAATCTGAACAGCCAACAAGCTCTGCGTGTAATCGCTGTTCAAAAAGGATTGAGCGTAGCAGCATTAGGCGATACCATCGTTCCAGTTATCAACAGCGCTTTGTATGTTCCAGTTTCTGTTGTTATCGCTAACGGTGTAAGTCCAACAACAGGCTTGGCAGTAGACGTTTCTTCTGTTCATTTCGGTGTTTACACAGCAGCAGCTCAAAACGGTACAGCTATTTTGAGTCAAGCAGCTTTGACCAGCAATACTGGCGCACCATATGTAACAGTTTCAGGTGCAACTACAGCTAATACTGCTGACACAGCTCAGAAACTATATTTCAACGTATCTTCTGCTACAGCAGCAGCTACTGTTGATGTTTATGTTTATGGCTACGACTTAAGCCCAGGTTACTATTAATCTGAGTAAATGAGTGCGAAAAAGCCATCCCAAAAAGGTGGCTTTTTTCGTATTTAGAAATATAATTAGTGAACCTATTTAGGTTTTCTTTGCAAAGGAAAAATCATGTCTTTACAAACCACAATTCTGCGTGGAAACATTTACCAATCGTTTCTTGTATATCCTTCTTTAACTCCTGCTGCTGTTTCAGGAACGCAAGCAACTCAAACCTTTAGTATTGCTGGTTTGCAAGTAAATGACTGCGTAAATGTATCTTTAAATGGCGCACAAACTACTGGTGTTGGCATTGCTAATGCTTGGGTATCTGCTGCTGGTGTTTTAAGCATTCAATTTAGCAACTCTACTGGTTCATCAGCAACTCCTGCTGCTGGTACTTATATTTTGGCTGTTGATCGCTTAGAAGGCACAGTTTTGCCTACTAACGCAGCTTAAGGATTAAAAATGGCTAATACATCCGTTTATCGTTTTGTAGGCCCAACTACAGCTATTTCTGTTTCAGGCACTAGCTCAACTGCTGTTACCATCACTCCTGCTGGTAATGACCAAGTTAACTATTGCGGATTCTTGAATACAGGCGCTAATCCTGTCGCTGTTACTATTGCTCCAGCTCCATTAGGATCAGGTGCAACAGCAGCAGCAGCAGTATTGCCAACTGGCGGTAATTCTAGTCAGAGCTTTGTTTTGGGCGTTGCAATGTCACAACCAACAGTCATTGCTGTTCCACCAGTATTTTCGATTACTGCAATCGGTACTAGCGGAACTTTATATGTAATGCCAATGGCAGATCAATCATAAGGAATTATTATGGCTGTTAACGATTCTGTAACACAGAATTTACTGCCTGTTCAGGCTTATTTTAATCTTGACGGTACTTTTAATACTTTCATAGGTCAAAATAAGCCTTTTTATGCCACGTCTAATCCTATTCAATCAGGATTGACAATTACTAACAGTACGTTAGACAGCTCTCCAATTGGATCGAGCAGTCCTTCTACTGGTGTTTTTACCAATATCGCAACTACAACTGGAACTATTAGCACCAATGCTTCCAACGCAACTGATATTGTTAACTTTTTGACTCTTCAATCTTATGCTGCTGGCATTAGTTGGAAAAATCCAGTAACTGCTGCTACTTTAAACAGCAACATTACTCTTTCAGGATTACAAACTGTCGATGGAGTAAGTCTTGTTGCTGGTAATACAGTATTGGTTAAAAATCAGTCAAACTCTGCTCAAAACGGTATTTATACTGTTTCTAGTGGTGCTTGGACTTATGCAACTGGTTGCACAACTTGGGCGCAATATGTCAGCGCATTAGTATTTGTTGAATATGGTTCACAACAAGGCTCTGCTTGGTATTGCACAGCGCAACCAGGCGGTACTCTTGGTACAACAGCAATGAATTGGAGCAATTTCTCTGTATCTTCTACATATACAGCAGGAACTGGTTTAACTCTTACTGGTTATCAATTTAGCATTACTCCAGTAGGAACTGCTGGAACTTATGGATCTGCATCTACTGTTCCTGTATTTACTACTAATGCAAGTGGTCAAGTAACTTCTGTTACAAACACTTCAATTGCTATTTCAGGATCGCAAGTTAGCGGAAATATTAGCGGAAACGCTGCAAACGTAACAGGAATTGTTGCTGTAGCTAACGGTGGTACAGGCGCAAGCTCTTTAACTGGTTATTTGTATGGTAACGGTACAGGAGCTGTAACAGCATCTACAAGCATTCCTACAACAGCTTTAAGCGGTACTGTAACTAATGCTCAACTAGCAAATAGCTCTATTACCATCAACGGTTCATCTATTTCTTTAGGTGGTAGCGCAACAATTACTGCTGCTGCTCCTAATGCCTTGACTATTGGAACAGGATTAAGCGGAACAAGCTACAACGGATCTTCTGCTGTAACAATCGCTATTGATAGTACCGTTGCTACTTTAACTGGTATTCAAACTTTAACTAATAAAACTATTAGCGGTTCAAGCAATACTTTAAGCAATATTGGAAATAGCTCTTTAACTAATTCAAGCATCACTTTTGGCTCTACTTTACAAGCATTAGGATCAACAGTAAGCGCATTAAATGGCGTTTCTATTGGTGCTACGACTCGTTCAAGCGGTGATTTCACAACTTTAAGTGGAAATACCGTAACCAGCACAACTCCAGTATTGAGCTTTAATGCTTCAAATACTATTGCTTCATTTGGTTCTACAACTAGCGGTTCATATAACCAGTTGGTTATTCAAAATCAAAGCAATACAGCTAATGCTTCTGCAAACTATGTTGTATCTAACAATTTAGGCACAGATTCTAGTTATTACGCTGAAATGGGAATGAATTCCTCTACTTTCAGCTCATCTACACCAGCAGATTTTTATAGCATCAATAATGGTGTTTATTTCTCAGGTCACGATGGCGATATTTCTGTAGGTTCAGGAAATGGTTATAAACTGTATTTTGCTTGGGGTGGCGCAGCAAGTGGAACTGCTGGCGGTGCGAATGCTCACGTTATTAACGTAAATGGTGCAATTGGTTTATCAACCAATTTGGGTACAACTCCAGCAACAAGCGGTACAACTGGATTTGGAACATCAGGTCAGGTATTAACAAGTCAAGGATCTAGTGCAGCTCCTACTTGGACTACGATTACTAGCGGTTTAACTATTACTGATAATACCAGCTCAGGTTCTACTTATTATCCAACAATGGAAACTGCTACTAGCGGAACAGCTACTAGCTTATATACTTCATCAAGTAAGTTTAGTTTTGTACCTTCAACTGGTACTTTAAGTGCAACAGTATTTAGTGGCGCTGGAACAGGCTTAACTGGTACTGCTTCTAGCTTATCCATTGGTGGAACTGCTACAACAGCTACAACTGCAAACGCATTAAATACTTCTAACAACTATCAAGTGAATAGTTTGGGCGTTGGAACAGCAGGATCAGGAACTGCTGGTGAAATTCGAGCTACAAATAATATTACTGCTTATTATTCTGACGAAAGATTAAAAACTAAAGTTGGTGATATTGAAAATGCTTTAGATAAAGTACGTCAAATTGAAACAATGATGTATCACGCCAATGAAACTGCTGTAGCTTTAGGTTATGACGCTTCAATAATTGAAGTTGGTGTAACTGCACAATCTGTTGAAAAAGTAATGCCACAAACAGTAGCACCAGCTCCAATTGATGATAAATATTTAACAGTTCGTTATGAACGCTTAGTACCACTATTAATTGAAGCAATTAAAGAACTTGAAGCAAAAGTAGAATCATTGAAAAATCCTAAAACTGGATCATAAAAATGGCTTTACCATCTTCAGGCGCACTTTCAATGTCGGCTATAAATACCGAATTTGGTCGTGGATATAGCTTAAATTCTTATCGTGGAACTACTTATTACACTTCTACTGGTGGCCCATTTACGTTTTCGTCAGGCGCACTCAGTTTTAGTAATTTTTACGGAACACAAGCTAACGCACCAACCTACTCTATTTTTGTAGATGCTTGGGGCGGTGGCGGTGGCGGTGGAGATCAAGGTGGTTCACGAGGCGGTGGCGGTGGTTCAGGTTATTACAACAACGGAAGTTTTACTGGAACAGTTGGTTCTACTTATACAGTAACTATTGGTGGTGCTGGTTCAGGTGCAAATGGACTTGGAGGAGCTGGTGGAACTTCAACTGGTAATTCAATTAGCGCAAGTGGTGGTAATGGGGCTGCAAGTCCTGGCGAGAATGGCGGTGCTGGTGGATCAGGCGGTGGTGGTGCTGGCTTAGGCTCTGCTGGTGGTGCTGGTGGTTCTTCAGGTGGTAGTGGTGCTGGTGGTCAAAGATCAGGCGGTAGTGGTTCAGGAAATGGAAACTGCTCAGGTGGTGGTGGTGGCGGTGGCGGTGGTTCAGGCGGTTCAGGTGGATCAGGCCCATATGGTTCAGGTGGTAAAGGTGGTAACGATAGTCTTAATAATGCTGTTGCTGGTTCTGGTTATGGCGGTGGCGGTGGTGGTGCTGGCGGTGGCGGACAATCAGGTGCAAACGGAGCTGGTGGTGCTGTTTGGTTTACAGTTCCAACTGCTAACTATTCAGGCAATTACACAGGTTCGCCAAGCATTTCAACATCAGGTTCAAACACTATTTTAAAATGGACAAGTTCAGGTAGTTATACTGCTTAAGGTTAAAAATGGCGCATTTTGCAAAAGTTGAAAACGGAATAGTTACACAAGTTATCAGAGCAGAACAAGATTTTATTGATGCTGGATATGCTGGTGATCCTTCTTTATGGATTCAAACATCCTACAATACTTTTGGAAACGTACATTATGCGCCTCAACCTGAAAATCCACCTTTTACACCTGACGGTGGAGTTGCATTAAGAGCAAATTACGCTGGAATTGGTGATATTTACGACAAAGAAAATGACGTATTTTATAAAAATAGACCAATCGATATAAACAATATTCCATGCAATAGTTGGGAATTGTCGAAACAAACATGGTTATGGACTTGTCCTAAACCAGCGCCTAAATCTGAAGGTAATTGGGGTTGGGATGAACAAAAACAAGAATGGATAAACATAAATGTTTAAATGGTCAATTTTAGAATTAATTTCTAACGGTGATGAATCAATTTCCGTTAAATATAATCTTTCTGCTACTGATGGAAAAAATACAGTAGATACAGAAGGATATTATTCATTTTCTAAAGTCTTAAATAACAAACCTTTTTCAGAAATAAAAGAATCAGATTTAGTTGATTTGCTTGATAATGATCATTCTGAAGATCAGATAAATGGTATTAAACAAAACTTATTAAAACAACTCAAAGACATAGAAAAAAATCAAAAAGTAGAATTTCCCTGGCTTGCAAATACTTTTACGATTTAAGGATTAAAAATGACTCAACCATATGACATTATTAGTAGAGCCTTAAAAGATATTGGAGCTTTGGAAGCTGGTGAAACACCTACAGCAGATGCAGCTCAAGATGCGTTTGATATGTTGAACGATATGATCGATCAATGGTCAAACGAAGATATGATGTTGAGCTACAAAACAGAAATTATTTTTCCTATAGTAAGTGGTCAAACCCAATATACAATTGGTCCAGGCGGTCAAGTTAAATCTAGTTTTACAGGAACATTATCAGGAAACACTCTTACAGTTAATACTCTTAACTCAGGCGGTATTGCGCTTGGAATGACTATTGCTGGATCAGGAATTGCTTCAGGAACTACTATTGTTGCTTTTGGATCAGGAGCTGGAGGTCAGGTAAATGAAGCTGGAACATATACCACAAACACGCAAAATACTACCGTAGCTCCAATTTTTACTGGATCTATATCAGGAACAACTTTAACAGTAACAGCAATTTCTCAAGGTGTTATTGGTATCGGATCTGTTTTAAGCGGAACTGGAGTTACTACAGGAACAACAATTACGGCTTTTGTAAGCGGAGCTGGAGATACTGGTACTTATACTGTTGGAACAAGTCAGACTACAAGCAGCACAACGATTACTGGAACAATTACTCCAATTATCATTACTGGATATTATCAAAGACCATTAGCTATTAACTCTGCATTTGTTCGTGTTAATACAACTTCTAATGGAATTCCTATTTACAACGGTGGTTTAGACTATCCAGTAGCTGTTTTAAACGTAGAAAATTATGAAATGATTGGCTTAAAAACGCTAAACGGCCCATGGCCAAAAGCGTTGTATTACCAACCATCTGATCCTCTTGGAAATTTGTTTGTCTGGCCAAATCCAGCGCAAGGTGAAATGCATATGTTTGCAGATACAATTTTCACAAGATATACGACAATGTATGACAATATTGTTCTTCCTCAAGGCTATGTAATGGCTCTTAGATGGTGTTTAGCAGAGCGTTTAATGCCTATGTATGGCAAAGCTAACCCAACACAAATTCAAATGATTGCAGCCTATGCAGCTCAAGGCAAAGGAACGATTAAACGTACAAACATGAAACCAATACAATCTTCACGCTATTCAGATGCTATTTTGAACAGCAGACAAAAAGATGCTGGTTGGATTCTTTCAGGTGGATTCTTTAGATAATGGCTGATTTTGGATTCGTTGGTGCTTCATACGAAGCTCCTAGCATCTATCAAGATGCTCAGGAATGTATAAACTTTAGACCTGAAATTGATCCAACTAAAGGTCAAGGAGCAAGAGGAGTCGTAGCTCTTTATCCTACGCCTGGATTGACCAATATTGTTACCTTGCAAAACTCTGCACAAGTGCGTGGTATGCGTACTGTAAGTGGTGGCAAATATTGCGTTGTTGTTTGTGGAGCATATGTTTATGTATTAAATTCTAGCTTCACTCCTACAATTGTTGGTCAACTGAATAGCTCGTCAGATCAAGTTGGTATTTCAGATAACGGCTTAAACGTCTATATTGTTGATGGAGTCTATCGCTATACTTGGCGTATTTCAAATCCATCTGCTGCTGTATTTCAAGGAACAATTTCAGGAACAACTTTAACTGTAACTAGAGTTATTTCAGGAACTATTGCTGCTGGTCAGTCAATTTTTGGAGTTGGAGTTACCAATGAAACAGTTATTGTTAGTGGTTCAGGAACAACTTGGACTTTAAGTCAAAACAATACAATTTCTACTGCTGAAACAATGAATTCTGCTGCTGTAGCAGGAATCGTTACGGCAAGCATTTCAGGAACAACTTTGTCAGTATCTGCGGTTTCAAGCGGTACTGTTTATCCAGGTCAAACAATTACAGGATCAGGAGTTTCAGCTAATACAATTATTACTGCTCTTGGTTCAGGTACTGTTCTAAGTCAAACAATTTCTAGCGCTGGAACTGGTTATAACGTAAATGATACCGTAACTGTTTTAGGCGGTGTCTATGGAAATAGTCCAGCTACTTATACAGTAACTTCAGTAAGTTCAGGAGCTGTAACTGGTTTAACTCAAACTTATGCTGGAGCATATACATCCACTCCTACAAATCCAGCTTCAACTTCTACAAATGGATCAGGAACAGGATTACAGCTTTCATTAACTTTTGGTACTGGAACTGGTGGTACTGGAAATTATGTAATTAATAATAGTCAGTCAATAAGCTCTGAAACAATGTATTTGTTGAACTTTAGTGTATTGCCTTCAACAGATGGAGCTTTTACTGGCGCAAATGTAGTAGATATTGTTGATAACTATTTTGTTTACAACTATCCAAATACCCAAGAATGGGCAGCATCAAATATTCTTAGTCCAATAACTTATGGATTATCTTATGCTAGTAAATTTACAGGGCCTGATAATCTTGTATCGTTGATTTGCGATCATGGTCAGGTTTATTTGCTTGGTGAAACAACTTCTGAAGTTTGGTCGGATCAAGGATTGTTTCCATTTCCTTTTCAACGCATACCTGGCTCATCTTCTCAACATGGAATTGCAGCTCCGTTTTCAGTAGCTCGTGTTGGAAATTCATTTGCTTATGTTGCTAAAAATAATCGTGGTCAGTCTGAAATTGTAATGATGAATGGCTATTTTCCACAACGTATATCAACTCATGCTGTCGAAAATACTCTTGTAAATCAAACTGTATCAGATGCAATTGCTTATACATACCAATTAGAAGGTCATGAGTGTTATGTTGTAACTTTCCCAAGCCTAGACCTAACTTGGGTGTATGACATATCTACTCAACTTTGGCATAAATGGCTTTCAGTAGATAGTCAAAACAACTATCATCGCCATCGTTCCAATTGTGGAGCTTTATTTCAGGGAATATTTATTGTTGGTGATTACAAAAATGGTCAAATTTATCAATTAGATCCCAATAATTACACCGATAACGGAAACGAAATACGAAGATTGCGTAGGTGTCCTCATTTAGTTACTGATTTTCAACGTCAATATTTTGATGAATTGCAAATTCAGTTTCAGCCAGGTGTTGGTTTAGAAGGCATTACAACTCCTCCAATTAATCAGGAAACCATTGGATCTGTTCCTCAAGCTATGTTGCGTTGGTCAAATGATGGTGGATCTACTTGGAGTAATGAATATTGGTCACAAATTGGTCAAGTTGGTAGATATAAAAATCGTATTATTTGGCGTAGATTAGGTTTAGCTAGAGATCGTATTTTTGAAGTTGTTGTTACAGACCCAATTAATGCTGTAATTATTTCTGCAAATCTTAAAGCATCAGAAGGAGATAATTAATGGCAAATCCAATTTGGGGAATATCTCAAGGTAATCCATATCCTGTAACGCCTTTATTAGACGATAATACTAAAATGCCAACAAGAGCTTGGCAGCAATGGTTTTTAAATTTGTTAAATTTTACAAGTGCAACAAATGCGACTACTGGAACAGCTACTTTGCCATCTAAACCAGCAGGATTTATTAACATTACCGTAGCTGGTAAACCTATGAAAGTGCCTTATTACAACCCATGATCGAATTTAAAAACGATGATTATTTGGCTTGTTTGGAAGAGTGGAAACAGATAATCGATGAGCATTATGACGAGTTATCGGTTACTAAAGAATATGCTTTAGAACCTGATTTTGAGGCTTATGAAAAGATTTGGAATTCAGGTGGTTTAAGATTTATTAGCTGTAGAGATAATGAAAAATTGGTCGGTTACATTATATTTTTTGTAGCTCCTCATATTCATTATAAAAGTTGCATTACTGCCCAAGAAGATATTTATTACCTTAAAAAGGAATATCGAAAAGGTAGAACAGGAATTAAATTGTTCCAATTTGCAGACAATTTGCTAAAGGAACAAGGAGTAAACAGAGTGATTTATAACACTAAAGTGCATCAAGACAATTCACGTCTTTTTGAATATTTAGGATATAAATTTGTTGATAAAGTATTTACGAAAATGCTGTAAAAAGCGAAAATTAGGCGAGATTTGGAGGATTTATGGGATTAAGCGCAGTCGCAGCAGCTACCGTAGCTGGTGCGTACATAACGTCACAAGGTCAGCAAAATGCTGCGAATACGCAAGCACAAGCTGGCGCACAAGCTCAAAGCAATCTTCTTGCTGCTGGTCAACAAGCAGCAGGAAATTATGCTCCATATACTCAAGCTGGAACTACAGCTTTAAATCAACTTACAACTGGTGCGCCAGGACTGCCATATTTTACAAATCAGTTTAATAATCAAGATTTAAACGCTAATTTAGCACCAAATTACGCTTTTCAACTGCAACAAGGTCAAGCTGGTCAAAATGCAGCAGCAAACGCTACAGGAGGCTTGGTAGGCGGTAACGCACAACAAGCGCTGGCTCAATATAACCAAAACTTTGCTGGAAATGCCTATCAAAACGCTTTTAACAACTATCAAGCGCAGCGCACCAATATTTATAATCAATTAGCTGGAATTGCTAATATGGGCTTGTCAGGCGCTCAAGGAACATCAAATGCTCAACTTGGTACAGCAACCAATATTGCTAACGTAACTCAAGGTATTGCTAATGCTCAAGCTGCAAGTCAAATTGGTCAAGCAAATACTATTGGCGGTGCTGTAAGCAATTTAGGAAACATTGGATATTTGTCTAGTTTAAGCAATACAGCAGCTACTCCTACAACAAGCTCTTTGGCATCATTAAACTATCAAGCTCCAGCTATTAATGCTGCTCCAACCAACTATACCAATATGGGTGGTTCAGGATATGGTATTGGTGGCTTTAGTCCAGCGCAGTTATAAGGAATAAATATGCCATCAGTAACTACATCCTTAGATCCAAGCATTTATAACACGCAAGCTCCTCAGCAAACTTCTTTGGGAGATATGTTAAATATTGCTCGTCAATCTCAAGCCTATCAACAAGCACAGCAAATTAATCCTTTGCAAGTTCAGCAGCAACAAGCTCTGACTCAAGGCGCTCAATTAGAGCTTGCAAATAAAAAGAATAATATTGCTAGTGGAGTTTTAACTGGATTAGAAAATTCAGATGCCTACAACAATGAAGATTTGGAAGGCTTAAAAGGCGATTTGAACGCTACTAAGCAATGGGGAAAAGCAATTGTTCCTGATCTTGTAAATGATGGTGGTTTTTTTGATCAAGCTGATAAATTGCTTAAAGAAGGAAAAGTAAAAGAATATAAAAATCTTCTTGCTAATGTTCGTAGAAGTCATGCAACTCCTGCTGAACAATATCAAGCAGCTCTTCCTTCCTTTTCTCAAAATGCTAGTGGTCAAGTTGTTACGACAAATCGTGCAACTGGTCAAATTGGTGTGCCAGGCGCACCACAACAACCAGCAAACCTTACTAGAGCTGAATCTGAGCAATATACCAATGACGTTGTTAATACAAAGCGTGAAGCTCAGGAATCTCAGCCAAGAATTGCTACTTTGGAAACCATTAAAGGTCTTTCTAAACACGCATTTACTGGTACTGGTGGTGGTGTTAAAGAATTCTCAACTGGCGTTCTTAATGCGCTTGGCATTCCTTTGGGATCAAAAGAAGTTGCAAATACTCAAGAATTGGCAAAAAACGCTGCAATTTTGCAATTGGCTGGTGGAAATACCGATTTAGCTTTGAAAATTGCTGAAGTTGCAAATCCTCATAGCGGTATGAATCAAAAAGCAATTAATGATGTTGTAAACCAATTAAGCGGTATTGAGCGCATGAAACAAGCTAGAGCGCAATATTTGCTTAAGCATGAAAATGATCCAATGACTTACAACAGAAAAGCTCAAAACTTCAATTCTGTTAATGACTATCGTTTATTCCAAGATTTGACTGAAGAAGAAGCAAAAGAACAAGCTAGTCGTATGACTCCAGCAGAAAAAGAGCGCTTAATTAAGATGGCTAAAAAAGCTCGTTTAATGGGAGTTTTGCCAAATCAACAATCTGATACTGTAGAAATGCCGACACGATAATGGGATTATTTGCCGATTACCTCGATTCATCAGCAACACCACAACAGCCTCAAGGTACAACTCTTCAGCCTTTGACTGATGACGATATTGCGGTTGGTAGCAAACTTCTTCCGTATATTAATAAATACGAAGGTAGTCCAACTCCAAACACTATTGTTGGCGGTCAAACTGTTGACGATTTATCAATGCATCCTAAAGTTCGTGTAGCTTTTAATAAAAAAGGCGATACAAGCGATGCTGCTGGTTTATATCAAATTCTTGGTTCAACTTGGGATCAACAATCCAAAAAACTAGGTTTAGAAGATTTTTCTCCTGAAAGTCAGCATAAAGCTGCTATTGGTATTTTGCGTGATACAGGAGCTTTAGATGCTTATAGACGTGGAGATCATGCAACTGCCAAAAAATTAATTGGTACACAATGGGCATCAATACCAGGCTCAACAATAGGCGCAAAAACTGGTCAGTTTCCTAAATATAATGCTGATGCAGAAGCTATTTATGGAAAGTCTTTTGCTCCAACCAGCTCTGACAATTTAACGCCTTTTGAAAAGGCTTTACAGCCTACTCAAGAACAAGCTACAACAGGATCTGAAGATACCAGCGCTGTAACATTTAATCCTAAACTTGCTCGTCAAGGCGCAAAAATGCGTGAGCAAGGTAGTCATTTAGAAAACTTTGTTAGCGATGTAGCAAAGCCTTTGCAAGGCATTACCAAAGAAGATTTAAAAGGCAGTACGCCATATCTTGCTTATCAAGCAAACTTAGGTGGTGCTGAAGGCAAAAAAGAAATGGTTGAGCGTGTATCAAAAGGATCTGAAGAATTTGTAAAAGGAATTCAAAACTTTTACAACGCTCCCAATAAAGGCGAAATCATTAAGCAAGGATTACAGCATCTTTATGAACATCCAGGCGAAGCAGTAGGCGAATCTGCAAAAAGCATTCTTTTGCATCCTGAACAACTTGCTGCTGGTGAATTAGTTGCTCCTGCTAAAGCAGTTGCTAAACCAGTAATTTCTGCTGTATCCAAAGTTGCTGCTCCAGTAGTTGAGCGTGGAAAACAAACTTTAGGCGCTTTGCAAGAAGGATTTCAAGCTGCTAAGGCTGTTAATGCTCCTAGAGTTAATCCAGTTGCTAAAGTTGCTGAAGCTGGCGCACCTAACATAGGCGCTGCTGCAACCGAATACGAAAACGCTGTCAGAGCTGAATTGGCAAATGCTCATCCTGATATTCAAGCTAAATTTGCAAATGTTCCAGCAAATGAAGTTGATCTTAAGGCTTTGGAAAATACCAATAAGCTCAAGAAATGGGATATTAATCCTACTGAAGGTCAAGCAACCCAAGACGTTGGCAAAATGTCTGACGAATGGAATGATCGTGCTAAAGATGAAAATCTTAAGCAAGCATTCTTGGAAAGAAATCCTAAATTGGTTCAAGGCTTTGAAACAACTCGTGAAAAAGCTGCTCCTGATGTATTTACCAACAATAAAGTTGAGGATGCGAGCGCTGTTTTAGATCGTTTAAAAGCTAATGATGCAGCTCGTGAATCCGACATTAGCGCTAAATATCAAGCTCTAAGAGATGCTAATGGCGGTCAGTTTCCAATTGACGGAAAAACATTTGCTCAAAATGCAATTGATCAGCTACATCATGATTTGATTTATGATGCAACTCCACAAGTATTAAAATCAGCTCTCGAAAAGTTTGCTAAAGGTCAACCAATGACTTTTGAAAACTTTGAACGATTGAGAACTATTACAGCTACTGAAATGCGTAAAGGCGGTACAGAAGCTGCTACAGCTCATACTATTCGCGAAGCGTTGGAAAATCTTCCTTTATCTCCTCAAGCTGCTCAATTAAAGCCTTTAGCAGATCAAGCTCGTGCAGCAGTAAGAGCTAGAAAACAATTAATTGAAAATAATCCAGCAATTAAATCTGCCATTTCTGATACAAGAAGCGCTGAAGAAATCGCTGCTGGTGTTCCTCATCCTGCTGCAAGTAATTTCTTTGAAAAGCACGTTGTTGGTAAAAATGTTCCTGAAGTAAATGTAAGACGATTGGTGCAAGAACTAGGAGAAAATTCTCCTGAGCATCAAAACCTTAAATCAGGAACTATTCGTGATTTAAAAGATAAAACAGTTAACTCTAAAGGTGAAGTTGGTCAAGAGGCTTTAAATAAACAGCTTGATAAAGTTTTAGGAACTAAATTAGAAGCAGTTCATGGAAATGAAGTTGCTAAAGATTTGCGTGATTTAGGAGAAGCAGCTCGTTTAACTGAGCCTCGTGGTGGTGTAAGTTGGGCAAACACTAGCAATACTGCTGTTGTATCTGAACGTCAACAAGCCAAAAAAGAGCTTATTGAAGGCGCAAAAAATGTTGCTGCTAGTCTAGCTGAACATGGTGTAAACGTGGCAGCTAAAGGCGTTCCAGTAGGTACAAGTATTAGAAAACTTGCTAACTGGAGAACTGCCAAAAAAGAAGCATTTGCAGCAGAAAAAGCAGCAGCAGAAGAATCTGCAAGACGAACTGAGTTAGGCGCTGGAATTCGCAAAACTCCTTTAAACGATATAACAAGGAAATAATATGGCAAGCGTACTTTTATCGCCAGTTGGAAATAGTGGTCAACCATTTTTTGACAATAATGGTAATTTGTTGGCTGGTGGTCTTATTTATACTTATCAAGCTGGTAGTTCTACTCCTTTAGTTACTTATGCTGATAACGGTGGAACTATTCCAAATGCTAATCCTATCGTTTTAAACAGTTCAGGTAGACCAGCTTCTGAAATTTGGTTGCTTGCTGGTTATTCTTACAAATTTGTAATACAAACTTCATCAGGATCTTCAGTTCAAACTTTGGATAATATTTATCCTATTTTGCAAAATGCTCCATCATCTGCTCCTTCAGTTCCTAGTGGTTGTATTTTAATTTGGTCAGGTTCTACTGGTTCTATTCCTAGTGGATGGCAACTTTGTGACGGTACAAATGGCGCTCCTGATTTGCGTAATTCATTTATTTTAGGAGCTGGAAATACTTATTCAGTTGGTCAAACTGGCGGTTCTACAGATGCAATTGTTGTTAGTCATACTCATACTGCAACAGTTACTGATCCAGGTCACGTTCATACAATTAATGAAGGAAATGGAACTGGTACTACTTCTCCAACTATATTGCGAGGTGAAGTTGGTGGAACACAAAATCTATTCCCAACAAATACTGCAACAACAGGAATTACTGTTGCAAACGCAACTGCTGGCGTAAGCGGATCAGGGGCAAATATGCCTCCTTATTACGCTCTTGCATTCATTATGAAGAGCTAATCATGTCTGAAATTGATCCAGTAAAAATTGGAGTAATGTGGTCTAAAGTGGAAGCTATGGAACGAGAAGTTGCAGAAATGCGCCACGATATTAAAGAACTGCTTGCTATGGCAAATAAAGGTCGTGGAGGATTTTGGGTAGGCATGATGGTTGTTTCAGGCATTAGCTCTTTTGTTGGTTTTATTGCTCATTACTTTACGCAAAAATGAATAATAATTACCGATTAGTTCTTATTTGGTTGTTGGTTTATATTGTTGGAATATCGGCAACAATAGG